TTAGATCTGTATATACGTTTTTTAAGAAGATTAATGTTTGAGTTTGAATGACTAGTTTCTAAATTACTAAGATTGATTTTTTGATTATCATCGGTGGTTACAACAGTAGAAGCAGCAGAAGGTGGCCCTTCTTCACCATAAGCAGACACAAAGGTATAAACATAAGATGTTTCGAAATCTAAATCAGCATCGGATGGGCCATTAAAAGATGCTCCGTTGCTAACTGAACTAGATGTGCTTGAACTTGTAGCAGACCCGCTGGTTGCAACTGTCAGTGTTGTAGTGCTAGGAACAGAAACAATTTTGAAATCACCATTAATTTCGTCAGCTGTTAGCCCATTTGTAGTACCAAAACCAACAAGCGTCATAATATCACCAACTGCTGCCCCGTGAACACTTGCAGTAGTCACCGTTATAACACCAGATCCACTAGTGGTTGTTATGGTTGCATCTATTGGTGTTGGTGCTGCGATCGCTACTGTAGGAGCAGCTGTCGGTGCTGGTATGCCTAGTCTATAAAAAGCATCGGGGTAGGGCGCACTGCCTAGGATAATATCACTTCTGCCCATTCTAGGAAAAGACTGCCCCGACCAGTATATCGTGTCGTTCGTATCTCCAGCTATGGGCCCTCGCACGACATCTACATCTTCATCAAACTGCAGCCAACGTTCTGGGCTGTCAGTGTATTTAAATATAGTTTGCTTAGTAGTATTGGCAAGCGTAGAAACCCCATTAGAGGGATCTACTGTGGAATTGTCTTTTACAGGTACAAGACGCCCACTTTCTAAATTTACGTCGGTTGCGGTCTGCGCAAGATTATCTGCTAGAAGCCTAGGAGATACTCTAGGTGCTTTGCCTCCAAAGGTAATAAGTTTAAAATATGCCATTCTTTCATTATACAGTATTACGAACTAACGCTTGTAGTTCTAGACTCCTTCTTCCTACTTGTTTAAACCACCTGCTGTCTTCCATTTCAGCAGCCATTCGTTCCCATTCGTGCTTTCTACAGGCATCTAACATATTTCTAAAGTTAGAAAGTCTAGTGCCTCCTAGATTAAAACACATATTTACCAACACGTGTTGTATATCTTCGGGCAAACTGTAAAACTCTTCTTCTAAACCGTACACGTGTATTGCTTCGTCAAGATGTTTTTTAAAATCGTCTTCGTAGTATAGATCTACTACCTCTTGAGTTACTGGTGTGCCCACTTCCCAATCATATTCTGGGTCGCCTGGTTGACACAAATGGCCTACGCCTAATGTTTTATAGCCTAAGCTATCTTCATAGACCTCTAGAACTTCACCTTCGTGACGTTTTATTTCAGCTTTGCATTTTTCGATATTCATAATTACTCCTTTTCTTCTTCTACTTTAACAGTAGGTTTTATCTTATCTTCTTTTAAAATAGTTCTAAGATCCTCAGTTAATGCAGATATACCTGCTTGCGCTAACCTAACTTCTATAGCAAGGTCATTAAGTTTTTGTTGGCCTTTGAACAGGGTGTTAAAAGACTCAATTACTCTGGGGGTTAAATTCTCAATGCTGTAAGTGTCACCATCAAAAGTCACTTCTTGTATTGGATTGTTTTCCATTTAAATACTCCTTATTTAATTAACAATATACTTAGTATATAACTAAGAAAAGACCCTATCAATACCGCTTGCCGCTATGATTAAAAGATACAAACCTATTATGTATTTAGTAAATTTTGCATCCATAGCATCAAACTTAGCATCACCTTTATCCAAACGCTTTTCTATGTTTTCATAACGCATAGCGCATTCTTTTTCGTGTGCTGATATTTTTGCCATTGATTCTTTTGCTGTAGCCATATTAATACCTTATTAAAATTGTTCCATTACCGCCGTCGCCTGATTTGTTAGTATAATTGGCATAACCAACATTTGATTGTCCACCACCACCTCCGCCGGTTGTGTCAGTAGCATTAAGACCAGTCTGCACTGATACGTCGGTAGCATGATATACACCACCATCACCGCCACCGCCTATACCACCAGATGCGCGTGATCCTGGGTTTTGGTTACTACCGCCGCCTCCACCGCCACCGAAGTAGCCACTTTCTCCATAAGCAGTAAAGTTTGAAAATAATTGCCCTGCACCACCTGCACCACCACCTGATGTTTGTCCAGAAGTATTACTATATCCTGGTAAGCCCGCACCTCCGGCTCCACCTCCACCACCACCGTTATAGTTTCCACCGCCAGTGCCATTTATATGAGCTCCCCCTGCGTTACCATACGAAGTCCAACCTGAAAATGTTCCTTGATTTGAAGCTCCACCACTCAGATTATTCCAAGACCCACCACCACCTGAGCCACCAGCTGAAGCTGGAAAGTAAGAGGTACTAAATCCTGAAAGATGAGGAGCATTACCACCATAACCACCAGCTCCACCGCCACCTTTAGCAGTGATTGTGCCACCAGAGAGTGCAAATGTAGTATCTCCTCCATTGTTATAACCACCATCATATGCTAAAGGAGAGATACCAACACCGTCTCCACCTGCGCCTACTGCATAAGCAACGCCTGAAGATTTATCGGTTGATGTAAAAGTATAAGATGATCTATGAACTATTCCACCCGCACCGCCACCACCAGTAGCAATATTAGGTGATCTTGAACCAGAGGCTCCACCCGCTACAATTAGTATTTCTGCACTATCTATTCCTGAAGGAACTGACCAAGTACCAGAACCAGAAAGCTGAGCATATAGATAAGGTCGTACTGTTAGTGTGTATGTTCTCTCTGCAGTATTTACACCATCTGTTGCTTCAACTGTAAATGTGGTTGTAACTGATGATCCTGTGGTTGGTGTAGTACCACTAAATACTCCACTTGTGCTCATACTTACTCCACTTGGAAGAGATGAGCCAGATTTAAGAGTGATTGATACCGATTGTCCATCACCATCTGTTGCTGTTATTTGTGTAAATGCTGATGCAGCTGTTCCTTCAATTACTGTACCTAAAGAACCTGAAGCAACTCCAAAAGCAGGAGTTGAACCAGCATCTAATGCATTTACTAATGTTCCACTGAAATTTCCGGGATTAATAACCTTGATGTCATATGGTTCGTTTGCAACTGTAAGTGCTGAGCTTGGAGTTGTAGCAGTAATTGTAGTTGTACTATTCACAGTAACAGAAGGAGAGTTATATACTGTTCCATCATCACCTATAAATTGAACAGTTGCTCCTGTTTTAAAATTAGAACCAGTAATAGTTATATCTGCATTTGCATCTGTTTCAGTAGTTGGACTAATTGATGTTACTCCCGGAGCGTTTCCAAGAGTTTGCCAAGCGTCTCCATCATAATATTCCATAACATCTGTAGTAGTATTAAATCTAAACACTCCATCAGCTGGAGAACTTGGTCTTTCAGCCGTGGTTCCTGCGGGTAGGGTTATGCCTTCTGTACCAGAAAAGGCAATGTTATCAGAGATTAGTTCACTTGGTATTTTTGTGTTTGCCATTAGCTGTTATCCGTTAAATAGTGTTTGCCAGTTGCTATTGCCGTTGTATAACTAGATTTATCAACAGACGAGCCTACTACGTCAGGTTCTGTGTAAGCCAAGATAAGTTCAAGATGGTCTACATTGTTTTGAACTGTTTGATTTTTTTCTTCTTGGGTGAGTCCAATAATAGAATATGTACCATTATTAATCTCATTAATAATGTTAACGCTATAAGTTGCTGCTGTTAGTACTTCTGTTACTGTTTGCATATTATCCCTCTAGAGTTTCAATTCTTGCTGTTAAAGCATCTATCTTATCATCTGCTTCTTGTAATGCTTTGACTAGCATTGGTATAAGTGCTGATGGTGAAGCTGTATATACTCCATCCGTTGTTTGTTTAAATATTTCGTGTCCTGCATCACCAGCATCAGCATAGTTTGCAATGGTTGATTCTAACTCTTGTGCCAAAAATCCATGTTTGTCTACACCATGTTCTGTAGGTTGTACTCTTTCTTCTGAGCCTTCTTCATAAATAGTAGGAAATGTAGAAGAATCAACATCCTTCTTTTTTTTCCACTTAAATTTGACTGGTCTTAAATCATTAATAAACGATAAACCCAAAGGCTCATTTACGACATCTGTTTTAAGTCTTTCGTCTGAAGTTCCTGACCAAGATGAACTACCCTGTTGGTTATAAGTTCTGTTAGCGTTACCCCCAAGAGTATTATAACCACTTCCTATACCTGTAACTCCATGTCCTATAACATTTTCAGTATTCCCATTACTTGCATGGTTTGTTTGTGCATTATAGCCAATAATTGTATTATGGTAACTACTAGTGAATGAACTTCCGCCATAAGCACCAATACAGACATTTTCACTTGATGTGGCTGCATAACCTGCTCTTGACCCATAAAAGGTATTGTAATTAGC